GGTGCCCACACGAGCTTTAAGCCGACGGCTCGTGGTCGTCCACTACGCTTCAAGTGATCTGTCTGCATCCGAGAAATCCCCGGGTGCATAAGACACTTCAAGAGAGCTGGTACACCATTGAGAGGTGAGCGTGGAATTCTCACATCAACAGAATACCCCCTCACTTCCGGTCTATGCAACGTTGGAGACATCCGATGAATTTCCGGAGGTTCCAACCCCACACGTCCCAAAAGCGACGAGTTGCTAGACACGTATGGAAACCGACCGCCCAAAAGGCGTAAGATTTCCGTATCCAACAATTCTACGGTTTCAAGCCAACCATGCTCGCAAAGCTGGTTGCGCAAAGAAACCATAGAAATCAGCTCTTCAGCGTAGCGCCGCGTGTCGGGAAATGCTCGACGGGATCGGACTATTGACACGTCCTGGCCCTTAAAGTATTCCCTTCCGCAAGACTCTCGGAATGGTCCATTCCAGAAAGACTTGCGCCGATTTACTTGGAATCCGAAGATTTCAAGCATCTCGGACACGGCTACGGCCTTGTTTGCGGGAACAATAATATCGTCCCCGTAAACGCGCACCGAGCCGACTAGCCGCTTAATACGCGGCATCGTCGGAGACTGCGACGTGCCCAAACATCCCATTAAGGCAACCGCTGTAAACAGCATCGCCTCAATTGGAAATGTGAGGGCAGAGCCCATCGACGCAAACTTCAGAAGAGGGATTACCTCTCCTGAAGGTAACTGGCATCGAGTAGATCGGCATGCTTGGATTCCCTCCAAGAAATTTGGAAAGTCTCCAAACAGCTCCTCCACCAGCCAGTTGGCAACGCGATCACTAGCTTCACTTAAATCAAGTGTCGCTAGCGATCCATCCTCACTGCCTTTACGAGCAAGCAGCTGATTAGGCGCTTGATCAGTAAAGCCGGTAAAGGACCCAGAGATCAAGTTTGACTCGATCTCTAGCACGAGAGGCTGCATTATTGCCTGCTGTATATATTGCATTACAGTAGGCTCTTCTGCAATCAATCGTGGTGTTGCCTGCGTTTTAGGAACAGCTACCAATCTAGTCGGTAGCTCTTCCCCCGGACTCAGCCATGTGACATCGGGGTCTTCCCTTGCGAATTTCGCATTGGGAAGAGCATATTCCCAGTACGGGAATAAATACTCAAGTCGATCAAGCCAAAAAGGCATAACCCACTTGAGATTCCCACGCCGATAATCGGCAGTGGCCCCGGGCCCATGTCTAGGAACCAGCTCACCATGGTAAACCATGCCGTCAATACGGCTAAGAGCTGGCCCAAAAACGAGCCCAATGATCCTTCTGGCAGTCGCGGCGTAACCCTCATTAAAGAGGGCTTCACCGCGACTATCCTTAAAGGGTCTGTCACATGCTCGTCTACATCGGTATAGCTGATGATAGCAGAGGCCACCTTTTCAGGTGTAGCCAGCATCTTCTCTTTTGAGAAGAGCAGCAAAAGCTGCCGCAGGCCTTTCACTGCTTTCGCTGCCCGAGGATCATTTACAAAATGATCTCCGGGCAACAGCACTGGACTTGGAAGAATAACATCTTCCGCTGTCCATTCGCCGATGTTAATCGTACTCTCCGAGGTAAAGAGCAGATCCAGGAATCCACCGAGAAATACGGGGACTCCAAGGTGCTTAATTCCATGGGTATCCGTCACCTTACGGCGGCGGAAACCTTGGAAAGCACCTTCCGGAATTCTCCCTAACTCCAGACTTGTAATAAAGTCCTGGTGATAGAGAGAAAGGGTTGTCGTGAAAAACGACTCACCTTCTGCTCTAACTCGCCTCAGAACCGTCTTACGGTCCTGAGTGGTGCTGACCGAGCATTCTCTCCCGATTTCATCGAGTAGAGAAAGCCAGATCTCACTTCGGCTTTTCATGGTTGCCTCCTTTCAGAGGTCGCGCCAGTCCGAAGCGATGCATGTTTTTCCTCCAGGAGGGGCTGGTCTATTGACCTGGCGTCCTCCCTTCACGACTCATGGTTCACCAACTTAGACTGATTGCCGGCAATTGCCAGCCAATCAATCAACGCTTTCGCGTTGTTGGTGACCTCAGTAGTTGAGAACCCCTGAGGGGGAACATCAACCACGAGGTAACATGACATCGAATAGGGCCTATTCGTGCTTGGCACGAGTGGGTCCGCCGATGTCTTGTTGACGTCGAGTCGTACCGTCGAGCGGTTCCGACGTGCTAGAGCATGCGAAATGCCTAGC